AAAGCCGCACAAGAGCAAGGCATCTTTGTAGTTCTTATTGACTCAGAGAACGCACTTGACGAAGCATGGTTACAAGCACTAGATGTTGATACAAGTGAAGAAAAACTTATGAAACTTAATATGAGCATGATTGACGATGTAGCAAAAACTGTATCGTTGTTCATGAAAGATTACAAAGAAATGGCCGAAGAAGATCGACCTAAAGTACTTTTTGTAGTTGACTCGTTAGGTATGTTACTAACACCAACAGATGTTGATCAGTTCGACAAAGGCGATTTAAAAGGTGATATGGGTCGTAAGCCTAAAGCACTAACAGCACTTGTACGTAACTCAGTTAATATGTTTGGTAGTCATAACGTAGGCTTAGTAGCAACTAATCACACATACGCTTCGCAAGATATGTTTGATCCAGATGATAAAATTTCAGGTGGTCAAGGATTTATCTACGCAAGTAGTATTGTTGTTGCTATGCGTAAATTGAAACTAAAAGAAGATGAAGATGGTAATAAAGTAACAGATGTACGTGGTATTAGAGCCGCTTGTAAGGTTATGAAAACACGTTACGCTAAACCGTTTGAATCAGTACAGGTTAAGATTCCATATGAAACTGGAATGGATCCATACAGTGGTCTTGTTGATTTATTTGAAGCAAAAGGTATCCTTAATAAAGAAGGCAACCGACTTAAATACGTTGACCTTAACGGAGAAGTACATCTGGATTATCGTAAGCAATGGACAGGTGAGAAACTTGATATGATCATGAAGGACATTGCCAATAAACCAGACATCGCTGAACCAGTTGAGGTAATTACAGAAGAAGTAGAAGAACCTCAAACGGAGACAAGCGAATAATGAACACGGAATTCTTAGCCGACCTTTGGAGCACAATAGTTGATTATGTTCCAGAAAATAAAAGAAAAGACCTTGCTTATAATTACGTCAATCTCTTAACAGATTTTGATGTACCGGAAAGCACCATCGAAGGAATGATGGGTATTGATAGTCACTTAGATAATGCGATCGAATATGCGGTCGACCAATCTGAAGATAGTGAGTATGACGACACCGGAGACTTCGACGAAAACGATGACGTATGGGATGACGAGGACTAAATGAGTAATTGGTATGACAAAGTTTCAAAAGATATCAGCAACATACCAGATGCTATTACACACTTTGAAAATGAATTAATTTCAGCTAAACAAGAAGTGCGTATTAGTGGTATTGTTGAACAAGCATCAGCAAAGATGCCTGGTATTGTTGAACATCGTTTTAACCAATTACAAGAAATAGAAGCAATTCTAGAGTACCTTAACATCGAACTACGTAGGTTAAGAAGTCAGCATTTTAGAAAATATCTGGAGAGCTATCAGCGAGCTTTAAGCAGTAGAGATTGTGAAAAGTTCGTTGATGGTGAATCCGATGTTATTGATTTCGAAAAAATTATTAACGAGTTTGCCTTACTGCGCAACAAGTGGTTGGGAATTATTAAAGGACTTGACATTAAACAGTGGCAAGTTAGTAATATTATTAAATTGCGTGTTGCGGGTATGGAAGATGCCTCATTATAATTTTGTAGAAATCGGTACTAGTAATTTTGATACACTAATCCAAAAAGCATCTAACACAACAGTTGGCTTATCAGTAGAGCCAATGACACATTATCTTGAACAACTACCAAATAAAGAAAACGTTAAAAAAATTAATGTTGCTGTATCATTTGATGATATAGAATCAGATGTTATAATTTATTTTATACCAGAATCGGTAATCAAAGAAAACGAACTATCGCATTGGCTTGTTGGGTGTAATTCAATAAACGATTATCATCCAGCCCATAAAGACCATAAGCATCTAGTTTCAACAAAAACAATAAAACAAATTCCTATTAGTAAGTTATTTGACGATAATAATGTTACTAGTGTAGATTTACTAAAAGTTGATACAGAAGGTGGCGATTCCAAAATACTTACACACTTTTTTAAGTATATAAAAAATAAAAATAATGACAGTTGGCCAAAGAAAATACAATTTGAAACTAATAAACTTACACCAATAGTTGAAGTAGATACCGTTATAAAACTTTACGAGTCTATTGGTTATAAAGTTACTAAAAGAAATAAGCATAACACGAGTTTAGAAATTGATACCTAAAGTTATACATCAAATTTGGGTTGGAGATAAAAATCCTCCGGAAGAATATTTTGAAACATGGAAAAGATTGCCTGGATTCAAATACGAATTATGGAATGAAGAAAAACTCCAATCTTTAGTAATGCTAAACCAAAGTAAGTATGATTACTTTATAGAAAGAAAAATTTATCATGGTGCCGCGGACATTGCTAGGGTAGAAATATTATATAATTACGGTGGATTCTATGTTGATGCTGATACTAAAAGATTAAAACTTTTACCCGACGAATGGTTTGAAAAAGACTTTTTTGCTGTTCAAGCATATGATCATCATAAATGGGATTATCGTATTACAAACGGCCATATGGGTTCAGTTAAAGGTGGTGACTTAATAGCAGAGTATCGCAAAAGAATTTATAATGCTGAAAAATGGCAACCTTGCTGGAGCACTATTGGTGGAACAATGCTTACAAACATTATTACAGAAAATTATCAAGAAGATCCCAACACATTAATTCTAGAACCTTATACATTCTACCCTGTAGATATGAAAGGCAATGTTCTTTCAAATGAAAACGATGCTTATGCCAAACATATCTGGGGTTCTAAGAATAAAGATCTTTATAGTTAAAGTTTACCTTCTTTCCTCATTTTAGCACGAATTTTTGTAGCACTAATGTCATGAATCTCTTTTCCTAGATCGTGCTCTGTAAAAGTATAACCTACACCTCTACCGTAACTAATATCCACAATATTTGGAACCTGCATCAGCATATATTCAATGCCGTGCTCGTAGCCTGCTTCTTTTAATTTCCATTGAATTTCAGAGCTCACAATATGATGTTCAAATGGATTATCATCTTGTTTCACTGTTCTTCCGCCACCTGCGTCTTCTCCTACGATACCGCCTACGTCTCGAATCATAATACAAACTTGGCCTGTAATCGCTAATGCTTTTTCAAATAATGCTGTGTGGCCGTCATGCCACGGTTGCCACCGACCTAACATCTGTACAGTGGGCTTTTTCATATCAAACATCTTTAACTCCATATTTTATATGTTTGTACCAAACTCGTTCGTGTATATAGTACAAAACAAATTTGATAATGATATCAGCAACAAATACCAAACCGACAGCTTTAGGTGGTAAACCAAAAGTGTAAGCGATTATTGCTGTTGTGACACTTGCTATTATCCGCCAAGTAACAGCCTTGGCAAGATGCCTAGTCTTTGTTACCATTTTTTTCTATGTATCTTTTTACAACTTGAACCAGTTGTTCGTGTGTATCATTGAACCATTCACTTACGTGATAGTCACATTGTGGAGGTGCTTCAAACATTTTATTAGTATCTTCAAAGCGACCTTTTTTGATAGTATCCATCCAAACTGTAAAGTCTGGATCGAATTCTTTTCTTGCCTGATCTGTAGGACAAACAAAATCTGCTACAGCAATTTTTCCTGCTTTAACAATTCCGTCAGCAAGATAACGCATACGCTGTGCCTGTCTAATACGCCCTTCTGGTGTAAAATCCCAGTCGTTATATTCTTCACGAATTTTGTCAGCATTGATATGTACAGCACCAATTAGTTCAGCAAAGGGAGTTGCTAGTGTTGTTTTTCCGCTTCCAGGCAAACCAAATATTAAAATTTTCATCGTGTTCCCTTTATTCACATCTTTATTTATAGATAATAGTAGCATATAAATATTGATATGGACAAACGTATAGTACTAGTCACTGGTGGCTTTGATCCACTCCATTCTGGGCACATTGAATATTTCAAAGCGGCAAAAAAATTAGGTGACGAATTAGTTGTAGGCGTTAATTCAGACGCTTGGCTTACCCGCAAAAAAGGAAGACCATTCATGCCTTTTGAAGAACGAGTAGCGGTGATTGAAAATCTATCCATTGTAGATAAAGTGATTCATGTAATGAACGACGACAAGCACGATGACGCAAGTGGTGCTATACACTATTTGTTTTCAACAAACGGTCCAATTAATATTGTGTTTGCCAACGGCGGTGACCGCAAAAAAGGTAATGTGCCAGAAGAAAAATATTACGGTGATAGCCCCAGGGTAGAATTTGTTTATGGAGTAGGAGGAGAAACAAAAATTAATTCATCTAGTTGGATCCTTGAAGAATGGAAAGCCCCTAAAACAGAAAGAACCTGGGGTTACTATAGAGTAATTCACGAGTACGAAAAACATACAAAAGTAAAAGAACTTACTGTTGCTCCAGGAAGCAGATTGTCTATGCAAAGACATCAGCAAAGGAGTGAACACTGGTTTGTAGCAGAAGGTACAGCATCTGTTTATACAGCAACAGATGAACAAAATCAAAAACTTGTAGGGAGATATAAGCAACACGAGTCATTACATATCCCTGTTGGTTCATGGCATCAACTAGTCAATGAAGACAGAATACCACTAAAATTAGTTGAAATACAATACGGTACAAACTGTATTGAAGAGGATATAGAAAGAAAATGAAAGTATTTGTAGGATACGATACAAGAGAAGACATTGCTTATCAAGTTTGTAAGCATAGTATCGTGAGCAAACAGCCACAAGCGGAAGTACATCCGCTAAAACAAAATGAATTAAGAGAAGCAGGATGGTATACCCGTCCTATTGACAAACTAGGATCTACAGAATTTACGTTTACACGTTTTCTAATACCAGAGCTTACTAACTTTAATGGTTGGGCATTATTCATGGATTGTGATATGATCCTCACAACAGACATTAAAGAATTGTTTGACCAAGTAGATGATCAGTATGCTGTAATGTGTGTACAACATGATTATAAAGTTGAAGAAGGTTATAAAATGGATGGACAAAAACAAACTGTTTATCCACGCAAAAACTGGTCAAGTGTTGTATTATGG